TCGTCCAATCAGACGCGAGATAAGTATCGAAGTCGTTGTGATAGGTGTGATACTTCGCAGGGGCTGGCATCTTGAGTTTGCCCAAAGTGCCTGAAGCCGATACGTTCGTCACGCCGCTAGTAAAATGAGTTGTCATAACAGTTCTCCTCTTTGAACCAGTGAGCAGCCCATCTGCTCACCATTAGACCCTCTCAGTGTAAAAGCAACCGCCACTTATATAAAGATAAAAATACTTGAATTATTTATGTATAAACACTTGCACACCGACACGGAATGTGGTGTAATCTCCTTGTCAGTTTTTTTAGAGATCGACATGGTTCATTTCAAAAACAAACAAAACGTGTTCTGGGGTATACATCTCAACGAGAGTGGATCTGGAAAAACAATAGGTTGGATCAAAAAGAAAAAAGGAGAAAGCGGTAAGCGCAATGTCTTTTTGGTTTATCTCAAGTATCACCAATTTCCACACCCTACCGGGAACCGCCTCATACCGAAAGGGATGATGGTGCGCCACTTATCTTTCCCCACGTTGCAAGAAGCACAAGGTTTTGCAACCAAGCAAATCGCTGAGGGGGAAACACGATTGTTCGAAACCGAGTTCGGGAAAAGGCTTCGATCAGAAAAAAAAGGAGAAAATTTGATATGAAGGAGTTAGTTCAAGAGGTTGAAGGTTGCATCAGCAGCTACCTGAAACGTAAGGGCGAAGAGCGTGAAGCTGCTCGTAAGAAATATCTTGCAGCGGCAGCAGAGAAAAACGAAGGCATCGAGCCTACTTTGGGTTCGAGCGGGAGGCTTCATGCCCCTGTGAACGGATATGTTTGGAAGTGGAGTATTGGTCGTTACCCTCATGTTCAATGGTTTGAGCGCACCTTTATGGCTGGCGAGTTCCTCCCTTGGAGCCGCGCAGAAGAAAGCTTGTTTGGCTTCTTTAATATTTTCCCAGAATCGGGGAAAAGGGTGGCAGTAGTGACTCTCAGTCAAGCTAAAGAATTTTGTAAGGCTTTCAGTTTGAGTGGAGGGATTAACGTAACCCACGGGCAGATTTGGGAAAACAAAGCTGGCGAAAAGGTTACTTACTTGTACGTCAAAACCAGATGTAAGGAAGCTTTCGAGATGATCGAAAATTACATACTGGCTCCTCACCGTGAAGAGATGGCTAGGAAAGAAGCTGAAAAGGCTGCTATCTATGCCGCTGCTGAGGAGTGTCCTGAAGGCAGAGTCCAACTGACCGGAACTGTTCTGGCAGAAAAGCTAAAAGAAACCGCCTTCGGTGAGGTGTGGAAAATGATGGTGGAGGAGGAAAGGGGCTTCAAACTCTGGGGCAGCGTCCCTCGATCTTTGCTGGGCGAGACAGAACTCAAAGGTCAAAAAATTACTTTCACGGCAACGGTTGAGCAGTCTCATGAAGAGCCGAAGTTTGGTTTCTTCAAAAGACCAACCAAGGCCAGCATCGTGGAGGCAGCATGAACAACGTAAACAAATACACTCGCGCCCCAAGTGGAGGCAAAGAGATACAGTGTCCTAAGTGCAGTGAAACCGTGAGAGTTTATCACTTCTCTTGGTGCTCAATTCATTGTTTACATTGCGAAACACGAATTCAAAAACAGGAGTGGCTAATACCGCAAGAAAGACTTCAAGTCCAAAAAAAAGGGGGGCTAGAAGCCCCCCTCTGACGCTCTAAGGCGTTTTAAGCTCCTTGGGAGCCATATACACCCCTCCAGTCGGAAAAGCCGAAGGAATAGCGCTCACGCGCTTTATAACGAATGTTACCAGTGTTGAAATCTGGCTCCATTGAGGTTTCCATCGGTGTCCTTTGGAACATCTTTAGTCCTTCACCCATCTCCGTAACGGAGGTCAGAATAAAGAAAGCATCAGGGTCAGTCAGATAGTGATTGACCGCATAACCACCGGGGAGAACCCCTGTGTTTCTTATGCTGTTCAAGTCGTTATCTGCCGTTCCCGTTCTCAGCGTACTGTTGAGAATACGATCTGCAACGAACACCAGTTGTGGAGGCACAATCATCTTCGTCGGTTGGACGCTGATTAACAGTCCTCTGTCATCGGTGAATTGAGATATGCTGATCAGCATTGCCTCTAAGCTGGTCTCATTGAGGTCAGCCATAGTGGTTTCCCTGTTCGCAGCAGTACCGCCGCCAGCCAATGGGTGAGCAGTGTTTATCAAAGACACTCCATCACCACCCGTGAAGCTAGAACTAAACGCATTGTTTAATACGTCAGCGCCCTTTACTTCTTTGGTGTTAGCCATCGAGTTGGCTAAGGCTTTGGTGTAGCGCTTACCCAGCGAGTCATAGAGATTATCTTCTATCGCTTCACTGGTAAGGGAAAATGCCAGAGCTATTGTTTCATTCGTGTACCTACTCGTAAAAGACTCAGAAGCTGTGTCATATTGAACGCCTTGACCTTCGGTCTTAGTAGGCGCTGATCCAAATCCGGTGATCAGCACTTCCTCTTCGAAGGCGCGATCTGAAGTTTCTTGAGCGAAGATCTCGGAAAATTCCTCGGTGTAATTTTCGTAGTTCAACCCAAATAATGCGTTCAATCCCGGTTCTAATTCTTTAGCAAGTTGTGCTCTTGAAATTGCCATTTAACTTACCCCCTTATGCCAAGCCAGCAGACTTCACGCCCATGATGTGGTTTTGGATAACCACTAGGACGTTTGTGTTGCTGCTTGCTACATCGTCATTGTCGGGATCTTGAGAAATGTCAATGGCTTTCAACGGCAAGGTTGTTGTCGTTGCGCCAGTGCTCACATCAAGCTCCATGTTTGATCTACCCGAAGCGGTGTCACCTGTGGTGCTTTGATCAATAATATCAAAATTGCCCAGCAAATCTGCGACGGGAAATTGCTCGTCGGCTTGAATCTCAAAAACGACATTGGGATCATCAACGATAAAAGCGATGATATCCGAAGCTGAGATCGATCCGGGGTAGTGGTTTGCGAAAACCTGTTCACCAGTTGTTGGGTCCGTGTATTGGACTCCGTTAAAAACTCCAACGACAGGGACAGTCGAGGAGGCAGCAGCTCGTTCAATACCGCCACCAGTTACTTGCTTAACCAAGTCTCCTTGGAAAATTTTAGTGCTGTAACCAGACGCTATTCTATAACGGCTTTGACCTCCAGAGAATGGTGCTCCTCCCATCATTCGGGAAGGGCGTAAACCAAAAGCGGCATCTTTATTCGCCATTTTTCAGTCTCCTAGTTTCTGCCAAAAGTTACACGGCTGTCTCTCTGTGGATCATACTTAACGTATCTGCCGTCACCACCTCTCATCTCGTTAAACATATTGTTATCGAGCGATTCGGTAGCCTCTTGAGTTTTTCGCGCATAATGAGCGTTTCTCTCATCGACAGTTTCAGTCGGCATTTTACACAGGAGTAAGCCATCGTTATAAATCACCCCGGAAAACTTACCGGAATCCATAGTTGGTAAGTCCCAACCCGTAGGCAGTTCTTCAGGTCTTACTGGTTCCCAGCCTTCCCTGATTCTGCGAGATACGTTTGATGGATCTGGTTTGCCAAGCATAGATTCTCTCACCCATCTGTAGGTCATACCTACTGGTGGTGGAGGAGTATCTAACTGCCTGACCTCTTCCCAAGGCTTACGCCTAACCTCTTTATCGTGCGTTAGACTGTCACGAGTCGATCTAGTGCTTTTTGTCTCAGCCATTACATTGCCTCTCTTTGTTGCTGTTTGAGTTTCTCTTTAGCCACAAGTTTTAACCAAGCTTCCTGATTCATGTTAGCCGGTCTCAACTTTTCGAGTCTGTCAATTTCTGATTGGGCAAAACGCACTCCATCATTATTTCCTTGTGTTTTCGTCCGACCTCCACCTACGGAAGCACCAGCCACCCGTTGCACAGTCGTTTGGCTGGTCGTTGACTCGGAACCTCGATCATTCTGGTTATTACCAGAAGATGCAAGATTAGGATAAGCTCTTTTGATTCTTTGGTCCAGAGCTTCATAGTAGTCATCCGAATCAGGCTCATAGCCCTCATGGATTAAATTGTTGTGGTGAAAGTAAGCAAATTGAGTCGCTTCACTATGCTCTTCGTTATCCATGTCACCATACCAAGAGTTCCTTTCATGCCATCGTGCCGCCTGTGGGGTTGGCTGCGCTGGCTGAGGTTGCTGCTGTTGAGGCTGATATTGCTGCTGATCAACGTATTGCTCTTGTGGAGCCTCTTGTTGTTTATTCTTCTGAACCCTGACCTTTTCTTTTGCGATAGCGATTTCGTTCTTCAAAGAGTCTGCTTTAGTTAAAAGATCAGCATCACCTTGTTGCATGGCTTTGCGGTAGATGTCATCGACTTGCGCTTCTTTTGCTTTGAGAGATTCTTCTTCTTTATCCAGCGCTTTTGATGCTTGCTCTTGGGCCACACCGCGCAAACGACGAAGCTCGTTGTCCTGTTGTTGAACCAGAGTTTCGAGTTGTTGTGCTCTTTCTTCGGTTTGCCTGTTTCGCTGATTGAGCTTATTGATCCGCTTTGTTACACCTTTGGTGTACTCATCTAATTCGTCTTGCGGCTGCTGCGCCTCTGCGTCCTCCTCTACTGAGATGGAGATGTTTTCTTCTTCTGGTTGTGTTTGTTCTGTATTTTCTATCATTGCAAAGTCTCAATATCATCAGGATCTAAAATCGTTCCAATAACATCGTCATCGTTTATGATACGAACTTCGATGCCATCCCCCACTCTAAATCGAGCGCCAGCGTAGCGACCAATAAGAACCCACTGGTTTTCTTCGCACCAGTGCTCTTCTCCGTACTTTTCTTTGTCGTTATAACAAAGCGGTCCCTTCTTAACCACCCAAGCACACATAGTTGCTAGAGACTCTTTATCGACAGTCTGCTGCAACAGTTCAATACCACCTTCAGTTTTTGTGCTTTTCTTTCTGATGAGAACAAGGATTCTCCAACCAGCGGGGTCAGGCATCCTTTCAATAGCGGTTTTTTCGATCAGGGTAGGGTCAAGGTACAAATCGTCTTCTTTGACGAAAGCTTTCTCAAGTCCTGCGTCCACGCTCACTCCTTAAAAAAATTGGCGATTTCAGCTTCGACCAAGTTTAACGAATGTATTTGACCTTGCAAGTTTTTGTAGTGTTCTATATCTTTTAGCAAACCATCCATCATGGTTTCTTGAATAGCTGAACGCTGCTCATCGATCAGTCTTTTCAACTGATTAGCCAGCTCAATCGCGTCCATTAGAGTGGGTTATATTCTGAGTCGGTATACTTAAGACCTCTAGTAGCAGCACCGCCGCCTCTAGCTTGCTTAGTTACTCTAACCGCACCACCTTTCTTCATACCTCTAGCGGTCTTCATCGCAATGGCGACAGCTTGCTTTTGAGGCTTACCTTCTTTTTTTAACATACGAATGTTATCCCCGATTGTTTTGTCACTAGAACCTTTTTTGAGTGGCATATTATTTTTTCTTTGCTGGAGCTTTTTTAGCTTTAGCTTTTTTCGCAGGAGCTTTCTTTGGCTCTGGAGTAGCTTCTTCTACAGGCGCTTCTTCAACCACTGGAGCGGGAGCTTCCTTGCCAGCAATCCTTGCCATCTTTGCGGCTATTCTAGCTTTAGAAGCGGCTTCTTTTTTCTGCCTTTCTTCCTCTGCTTTGATCCGCTCTCTTACCTCAGCGTTTCGAGCTTCTCGTTTCTCTTCTCTCAGTCTGAGTTGTGCTTCGACTCTATAACTTGTAGTCACTGTAATTACCTCCAAATTTTGCCTCCAACTCTAACAGCTTCAAGTTAGCTTGTTGTTGGAGCCTTTGCATCGCAACGTCGAGTTTATCATCAGCTACTGACTTTTGCGTACTCAATCGTTGTTTCGCAATCTCTGTTTCTAACAATTTATCCAAGGCTCTGGACTGCTCTTTGGCTTCGAACTGAGCTTGATCCACCTCTATTTCCTTGTCTCGCAACGCGAGTTCTTGTTGTCTAATCTGAACCAGTGGATCTTCTGGGCTACCCTGACCAATACTAGCCAATAGCTCTGTGGTTAGTTGTGCCAAGATAGGTGCAGAGAACTGTTCTTGTATCACTCGCAGCTCTGACATCATTTGCTGCACTTGTTCTTGTGGCACTTGACCGCTGTTTGCTACCTCCTGCATCTGCTGTATTTGCTGTTGAATCTCTGGCGGTATTCTCTCTTGTGCCATGTCAGCAGCCATAAACTGAAGGTGCTGCATCATGTGAGAGATAATTAGCCCTTGCAAAGCCGGGTTAGTTTTCACTAGCTCTGTGAGAAACAAAGATCTATGCGCCTCGATGTGGGCAACGTGATTCTGGTTAGGAAATGCTTGAGCTGGCTGTCCATTCATCAAAGCAGAGTTTTCCAAACCAGCATCCAACGGCATCGGTGGTTGTGGTTTCGGCGGTGGTGTCAGTAAGCTATCTATGTTGTCCACACCCAAAGCACTGTACATCCGACGATATGCTTCGTAGATACCCTCCGGTCCATGAATCTGAGGATTGGATTGAACCAACTGCATCAGCTCCTGAGCCATCGTTATTCTCTGGCTTTGAGAGAATATGTTTGGGTCACTGACAGGAATGATATCTACTCGACCATCGAAGTCCTGCCCCTTAATTTCTTGTATTCCGCTGCCTGTTTGATATGGGTAGACCGGAGGCAGAAACTCAGCAAAAACTTTTGCCAGTAGTTGAAACTCAAGCTTTTGACTATGGTGCAACCTTTTATGTATTGCACTCATCACCTTGGTTCCTCTTTCGAGGAGCGCCACGGTGGTTCCCACTGGCATACTTTGATTCATGTCGCCAACATTCATGTCGGCTATGGAGGCAAACCGTTTGCCTGAATCCACCAGCAAACCAAGCAGGGACATCAGCACGTTGCTTGGTTCTTTTATAGGCAGAGGTATCAGGTTCTCTCTCAGAGATGCACCTGTTGTATCTATGTCTCTGAACTCTCCGGGCTGGAGTGGGTCATCCTCATCTCGGATTCTCATGCCTCTGGCTTTGAATCCTGCTGGTAAATTGGCAAGCGTCCCTGCGTCAATAAGCTGACGCAGTATGCTAGTGCTTGCCTTAGCCAAACCACCAATCATGTGGCTCAGACCCAATCCATAGAACCCTAATCCCGGCAAAAACTTATACTGGATGAAGTAGTTCACTTTTTGCTTGAGCGGGTCGCCCTCGATGTAGTTCCTGCGAATAGACAGAACCTTTTGGCTCGGCTCATCTATCGTGACGATATAAGGAAGCTTCAAACCTGTTGGTTCTCCCATTTCGTCTAAATCTTCGAACCCCTCGATGTCGAGTATGGTGTGAACCTCGTAAACAACCCGGTCTCTGTCCTCTTTGTAGCTTGGACCCATCCCCTCGATTTCGTCTATTTCTTCCTCAATCTCATCGCGGTTATAGTTTGTGTAACCGCCCTTTAGTTCTATGTCTGCGTAGAAACCGGATAGCTGTTGCTTTCTGATTTCGTTCTTTGACATATTGAGAACGTGAGTGACTCGCTCCGCTGAAAACAGGTCCGTGGATTCGTATGGAACAATCAGGTCTTGCGGCTCGATAAATTTACTGATGGCTTTCTGTTGAGTTACGTCAAAATAGACTTTCTTAAAAGCTGAACCAGCTAGTGGTAAATAAAACAAAAGCATATCCAGTTCAGAGTCGTACTCCTGCATAACATTCATGATGTAGTAGTTCATGAAGTTCTGAACTCTTTCAGCTTGCTGCTCTACCTCAGCAAACCTAGCTCCCACAATCTCGGTTTTGACCGGACCTTTTGCGGGTAACAATTCTTTGTAGGCTTGTGCCTGAAACTGGGTGGTGGCTTCTGCAAGTATCGGATGTATGACTCCGGTTGAACCCTGAAACGGGCTTGACCTCGCATCATCGAACTTCATGCCCAGATACTTCAGACCGTCTACATAAGTTTTTTCCCACTCACTACGGGACTCTTTGTCGCTGCGAATAGATGCTAAGACATCCTTAGCAAGAGAGTTTTGTTCAGTCTCATCGAGGTACTCAACCAGATTGTCGTTGAATCCAATCTCTGGTTGCTCAACGACCTCTTCTGATCCGGGTATGACTATTTCATCTTGCGTCACTACAATAGACGCAGCTTCTCGAATCGCCTCTTCTCTTGTTGGCTCTGGATCGACAAACATCTCGCGGCTGAGATTAGTGACCTCTGGTGTCTCTTGAGATATTTTTCTTTCTACAGCCATCAGTAATAAACCCTCCGGTCTCTTCTAAGCGGCTCCATCGCGTCTTGGTAATCGTCCTCTAACGCCACAAAACCGCCCTGTCGGAATCTCATTAGCGCCATTGTCGAGCTGTCACAATAGTCATCGTTGTCACCGAAAGGGAAGCTTGCCATCTCTTCGATCACTTCTTCCGCAAACTCTGTTTCTGGAACCCAAACCATACCAGATTCGAATATCGGCGCTACTGAGTTCATTCGGGCAATCTTATCCTGACCTCGGCTTGGTGTATACGCCGTTACCGGAATACCCATTCTCCTAAGCTCTTGGGTTAGCGGAGTACCTGATGCTTTCGCCTCGATAAGCACACAATCAGGTTCCCAATATTTCCATTCTTCCCAAGCCAGTTTTTTAAGGTCTGGAAAGTCAAGTCGTACACGCTTGGCATCCAACAAAATAATCTCTTCGGGACCATCCTGTATTGGCGTGAAAACCGCCCAAGTGGTTACTGCTGAATAGTCGGCAGATTCTTTCTTACTGAACGCCGTATCATAACTTTGAATGACATAACTGTATGGCGGGACATCACCCTCCCATACATTCCACCACTCTCTTTTAACAATCGAGCCTTCTTCAGAAGTGGGGTTCTGCATCCACTGAGCATTCCATTTCGGAACTGGCAGTGAAGCTTTAACGGACAACAGTTCTTCCTTGCTCCAGTATTCAGGCCACAACGGTTCCTGACTCTCAGGCATGATTGCAGGAAACTCGACCAGATCCCACTTGTCGGCGTAGTCATCTCCCTGCTTTTTGAGCACCTGACCAACCAAATCTTTGGTGCTCCATCTTGTCATTACTATCACTACTATCCCTCCCGGCTGCAAACGCTGCCGGGGTCCAGAAGTGTACCAATCATATATGCTGTCCATTGCTGTCGGACTGAG